GTTTGTTCTGCCGATAAATCCAGCCGCGATCGGAAGAAAAAGCGTCTCTCGTTCGACTTTCGACACAACCGTATGATCGGACTGCGCGATACACGCAATTGCCGCCGCGCTTGGAGCCCCTAGTAAATATCCAGCAGCCAACGCCGCGAAGACTAGATACGGTATGCCTCGGTACAGTATCGATGCCTTGTTTTTATTTCTCTTCTCAGCGCGATTTCGTTGCAGCATAATACCCTCCTACATGCAGATGATGCGCGGAATTGTCAAATCCGCCGCCGGAACTTCGGAAGCGTAAATGTAAATGCCGCCGTCGTAGCTCGTCGCCACGGGCGCGAATATCCCGCTAGTCGCATCAATAACGTCAAAGCGAACGTCCACGTCCATGAGTGCAACAACGCCGGTAAGCGGAACGGTCGCGCGATATGGATAATCATCGTAGGTTTCGTCAGAAACGAAATTATCTTTGTCAACGAGCGTGTTGTTGAAACGAAACGCTTTTAGCTCGTATAGCGATCCTCCCTCCGCGTCTGCGATGACCTGCGCGACGTGAGCCGCGTATGCGTCCATTTGGGCGATCATGGTGGACGTGTCGAGTTCCGCTCCAAGCGTGACCATCGTTCGTTCGTCCGTGATCTTATCGGAAGTGATTGACGTAACACCTGCCGAAACAAGAACCCTAGCAACGGCAATCTCCCGCACGTCCGTCGTGTTGGTCAGAGCGGGTTCGACCGGAGATGCTCCAGCGGTGCCTTTCAAGAGCACAGACGTGAGACTGCGATTCGCTACGGACTCGCGCAACACGATGCGGTCGATTCGGTGTAGAACACCGTCAGCCGGATCATGCGTAAACGTCATGGCAGCGTCGTTGTAGTAACGGCGACCGCGAACCACCGCGAACCCGGTATCCATTTCCGTATGCATTCCTGTTCCGGCGGTTACTGCGAGCTGATTGTCGGATGCGAGAACGCCGTCCGAAAATACCCCTTGGTCAAAAAGAGCAATATCGTTTGCGTTATATGTCCTGTCCGGCGCGGCTGGATCTGCCGCATTGTAGGGGAAGTACTTATCAGCCATTTGCAATCCTCCAAAGTTGAGCGTAGGTGAGTTGACCTGTGCCGAACGTGATTTCTAGGCCAAGTCCTTCTACGTCCCATATTTCCTTGATCTCCGTGATCCGCGCATCCAGCGACACGCCCCAGCGCTTGACGCCGCACGTGCAGATGTCGCCGAGGTCATAATCGGTCTTGTATTTCAGGTTTCCGTCCGGCCTGACTTTGCACGTGAACGACATGGTCATCGGTGTGAGCTTTTGCTCGCCCTGTTGGAGCATCAGCGCGCGTTGCGTTGCCTCGTCGTTCGCATTTCCGTTTTCATCCTTGTCCAATTTCGTTGGCTTGACAAACACCTCGCGCCGTGCGTATCCCGTTGCCGTTCCGAAAACCTCCGTATAGAGATCGCTGGATACTTTCGCGACGTTCGTGCATTTCTGCCCGTCGATTTCAAACTCCGCGCTCATGATGTTGTTGCGCTCAATCGAGAAGATCGCGCGCGGGTTTACGGATTGGCTTGCGGTGCGGTCAAGACCTTGCCGGACGCGGAACTGCATTCCAAGCCCGTTGAGCACAATGTCGTAACCAAGTCCGCTGTTTTCTGATAGCGCGCTCAACTCGTCCACGAGCTTCACATCGGTGCTCTGGTAGTCCAGCGAGTCGCCCGAAAACCCTTGCGAGGCTTGAACGGTCAGCCCAGCAAACTGTCGGTCTGCGTCCGTCCCCGAACCCATGTTGTTTGTCGCAAGCGCTTTCATGACGGCTTCCGGTGTTCCGGTGATGGTTTGCGTTCCCCACACGATTCTTCGGGTGGCGTACCCGGCAAGCAGCGAACCGGCGATTTCCATCGTGTCGCCGTTCTTGCCGTTATCCTGTTCTCCGTTGATGACGATGTTCTCAACGATCCCGCACTCGATGCCTTTCGAAACGAGCTGGTCGTATTCGATTCCCTCTATGTACGGGATGTTGAGCACAAACGCGCCGGGTTTATGCCAGCGGCGCGTCCATGTCAGTTGAGGATTTTTTATCGCCCCAAACCTCAAAAAGTCGGGAGTTCTTAGCGAGACGGTAATATCCATACTCAAACCCCCGTGTATCTCATGTTGTCGTACCAAATCGATACGTTCACGTTGTCGTCAACCGAAGCTTCCGCGCGCAGGTAGTTGTCGCCGACCGCGAGTTTTAACCAGGTCGCTTCCTCCGGCACGTAGTTAAAGATGTTGGTTTCAACCCCTCCGCTCAGAAGCGTAGCGGTCAGTAAGTCGTCATCCGTCTCTACGGTGATCTTGTCGCCTGCGACGAAATCGCCCTCAACCAGTATGTATTCCTGCGTCTGGATGTTGGTTATTTTGAGGTCGGAAACCGCCGCCGTAATGTCGAATTCGATGGTCAGCGGGAGTTCCTCGTCGCCTGTGTTGATGATGTTCGTGACGAGCGAAGGAGCGCGGTATCCAAACGCGGAACCATCTGCGACGAACGCGAACGGAAATACGAGGTTGTTCACAAGACTCGCGATTTGCGAGAGTTGCTTGCTCGTTCCGTCTCCGCCGCGCCAGAATGGGGAGGCGCAGAAAAATTCAATATCGAATTCTGGGAATATTCCGCGCGCGGGTTCTGGTGCAACCTGAATGATGCAGGGGATGTAGCGTGTGTACAGCGCGTTCTCGTAAACAAGTTTCCCGGCGCGCCCCGGACGGAATATGCGCAACAGCGATTCTCGGAGCGCGTCGTACTCTCCAAGGTCGGTTCTTAGCTGCCCGGTAACTACAATCGTCCGCGTTGCCCTACGCAAACCCGTGACTTTCGCGCCGTCTTGCCATCCCTCGCTTGTGAAGATGTTGGCGCTTAGCCCGCCCATGCCGTCAGCGTCTTTCCAGAAGAAATTAGAAGACGGGGAAAACTCGCCGCTCGCCCCGCCGTCATCTGGTACAAAGGTCAAGGTTTCGTCGTCTCTCATGAATTTCTCTCCATCGTCCTGATGTTGCGCCGCTGCACCCGCCCGATTTCATACGCATCCGGCTCTTTCGGCGCAATCAGCGTGACACTGCTGTTGTATGTGTTTCCGCCCTTCATCGACCCAGCCGCCGCGCTGACCGCCCCGGCGATGTCCTGCGCGCTGGCCTGTCGCGGCATTGCAACCATAGCAGCAGCGGACGGGGTAGAACGAGCAATCGCCGCCTTGGCCGATCTCCAAGAGATTGCCTCTTGCTTGGTGAGAATGGCCTCTCCCTCGTCAGCGTAGTTGAGGTAGTAATCGTGCGGGACGTAATCAAGCCCTGTTTTGTAGCTCTTCGGGTATCCGCGGCTATCGTAGTTCTGTTCCGTGCTTCCCAGTCCCGGAAGCTTGATCCTTGACCCGTTTACCTGCGCAATGAGGGCAAGAATATGCGCGATAAGAGCTTCGAACGTTGGCAATTCGGACTCAAGCCCGTTGACAATACCCGCGATTGTTCCAGAACCGCTTGCGTAACCTTGTTCCGTTCGATCCATCCCGATGATGAATTCGTCCATGTCGTCGGAGAAGGTTTTGTATAGGTTCGAGATTTCCGTCTTCGCCGTCGCGGAAGCATCCGCAAAGTCGGCTCTTGCCTTGGCGTTGTCCTCATAGGCTTGATTAAGTTCCTCGATCTTATCAACCGAGCCTTTCACTATGGAATCGAGCAGTTGCGCATTCTCTTCGGTAGGAGTCGCGAGCTGCGCTAATAGATTCGGATCAAGACCAAGCTCTTTTGCCTTTTCAAGATTGGTCGCGTAGTCAACCCAGAACTGCGCCTGCTGCTCTTGGGAGTCGGTGATCTTGTCGATTGTGACCTTGCCCTTGCCGTCGAGCTTGTCCAGTACGCCGCCAATTTTATCCGCTGCGTCAAGAGCGGAATCGCGATTGTCCGTCCACGCGGTTTTAAGGGCGTCAAGCGAGGCGGTTACATCGTCAGCGGAAACAGCAGCGTCGCCCATGCTGGAAGCGGCGGTATCAGTAGCTTTGCTCGCGCCGGTAACGGTCTCGGTATAGTAGTCAACCTCTTTTTGCGCGTCGTCAACGCCCTGCGCAAGCTCTTTCTCTTGCTTTGTTAACTTCTTGATTTCTTCGGTGTAAGCGCCGTTGCCGATGGACGATTCGTCGATTGCTACGCGCTGCCCGTTGATGTAAATCAGCGTGTTCGACATGGCCGTGTTAGCCTTGTTTTGCGCATCCGTGAGCGCGTCCTGTGTGGCCTTATGTTGGCGCTTCGCGTCCATAAGGGCGATTTCGGCTTGCACCTGCCGATCAACGAGCGCCGCTTGAAGTTTTTGCTCGTACATCGCGGTCGTCTGATTCCGAATCGCATCGGTCGTCATGTTGATGCTTCCGGTCGCAGAGTCGTAGGTGAGGCCGAGGCCTGACACGGCAGAGTTGAGCTGATCGACTAGGTTCTTGATTGCTGCGCTGTTGCTCTTGTTTTGTTCTTGTGAGCCAAGTAGACTGTCGAGCTTTGAAACGAGCGTTTCAACCGCATCGCGCTCATTCTCGATGGAAGATACGTTGTTGTCGTATGTTTTCTTCGCATCGTCCATTGACTGGATGAGTTGTTCATTTTTCTCGATCAGATTGTCATACTCTGTGACGGAGTCTTTCGCGGCGGCGGTCGCTCCGATAATAGTGGCAGTCAGCGTCGCGAGAACCATGACGACAGCGCCAACAGGGTTTGCCAATAAAGCGGTGTTGAATGCCGTGATGGCCGGAATTGCAAGCTGCGTGACAAGCGTGTATCCTGCGACCGCAACCGCAACAGCCCCAATCGCGGCGGCAAATCCTGTGACCGCCTGAACCATTCCGGGGTTCTTTTGCAGGAACGTATTGATCGCGCCAGTCCAATCGGTCAGCGTTCCGACCCCTTTACGAACCGCCGGGTTGAACTGGTCGCCAATCGTGATGGCAAGCAGGTTCGTGGAGTTCTTGAGGAGCTGGATTTTGCTGTCGGTCGTAGCGTAGAACTTCGCCGCCTCTTCGGTGAGCGCGGTGTTCTCCTTGAACGCCGTGCTCGCCGTGCTGATCGAAGTCGTCAGCAGGTCGCCGGAATTTGCCAAGCGCAGGATTGCATCCCTCTGACGAATCTCCGTGATGCCCATATCATTCAGGGCTTTGATGGCGCTTTCGCTGCCGCTTGCGAGTCCGGTGATAAAAGAGTTCAGCGCATCGGACGCAGAGGTCTCAAACAGGCTTGCAAACGCCTCAGAACTCATTCCGGCGATGTCAGCGAACTTCTTCAGCTCTGCTCCGCCGTTTTGAGACGCAAGCGACATCTCGATCAACGTTCTGCTGATCGCCGAACCGCCTGCCTGCGATTCCATGCCTGCGGACGTAAGAGACGCGGCGTATGCCATGATCTGCGACTGCGACATGCCTACCTGCTTGCCAGCAGCGGCAATGCCCATTGCCATGTCAACGATTTCAGATTCAGTCGCAGCAGAGTTGTTACCCAGCGCGACGATTACAGCGCCAAGGTTTGCATACTCACTTGCCGGAAGATCGGTGATCTTCGCGAACCGCGCAAGCATGGTTGCCGCTTGATCGGCAGATAGGTTGGTCGAAACAGTCAACGCCGCTATGGTTTCCGTGAAGCCCGCAACATCGTCCGTGGCAATGCCCAACTGACCGGCGATCTCCGCGATCTTCGACAGTTCGGAAGCGGTCAGCGGGATTTCCGTTGACAGCGCTTTCATCTGCTCTTTGATGGCGGCTAACTGTTCTGGCGAACCTTCAACGGTCTTGGTCACGCCAGTGAACGCGGTTTCGAACTCGTTGGACGCTTTCGACGCTTGGACGAATAGGTCAACCAGTTCCTCGACCGAACGAATCAGCCCCGCTGCGACAAGCGCCTGCGCGAGATCGGAAAACGCCTTCGAACCGTTTTTTCCAAGTCCCTCAACTTCTTTTTTCGCGGTCGCCGTTTGCTTCCCGAATGCATCAATCGAGGTTGCCGTTCCGTTCGCGGAGTTCTTCGCCTCGTTGAGGTATTTAGCGTTGTCTTTGATCGAATTATTAATTTTTGCGACTTCGACGTTCGCGGCAATAACCGCTTTGTTGTAAGAAACGACGGAGTTTTGCGCCTTGAGGAAGTTCTCTTGGGCGGTTTCGAGCTGCTTCTTGAGCTTTTCCTGCTCTTCCGCGTCTTTCGCGACGTAGTTCTTCAGCTTCGCGATCTCTTCAGAATACTTTGCGACGGAAGCCTGTGCCTTGGCGTACATGCCCTGTGCGGCAGTAAGCTTCTGGTTCGAAAGGGCTTGCTGGTTCGCGTAGAGCTTTTCTTTTTCAACGAGCGCGGCCATCGTGTTAGCCTGCCCTCTGAACTGCTCGTCAACGAGTTTGATGGATTGCTTTAGGCTCTGCTGCTCGCGGTTGATATTTGCAATTGCGGCTTTATACTGCTGCTCGCCGTCAATTTTCAGCAGCGTTGAAACAACGCGTTCAGGCAATCAAATCACTCCTCGTCTTTTGTTTTGTCCCGGATAAGCTCAAGCATGTCGTAGATTATTCCGGGCGGGGTTTTGTATGCTTCCGATTTGGAAAGGCCAAGCCGAGTGCACGCGAGAACCAAGAAGTGTGCGCGGGTTGCTCTTCCTTTTTTTTTTCGAGTTCGGCGAGCCCTACGTCGATTTCTTCTGGCTCAATGTCTCTGTGGTATCCGCGTGTTATAGCTTTAAACACCGCCGTTTGAAGTTCCATGAACTCGGCAGGAGGAACGTCATTTGGCAGGATGATTTGCTCACCACCCGCATCCGCATTCATCGCTTTCACGAGGTCAATAACAGCCTTAACGCGCTTCCTTCCGGTGAGCGAAAGCACATCAAATATGCTTGCAATCTCGTATTCTTCCAAAAAGTCTTGCTCGACTCCCGACATGAGAACCAGCTCGTACTCTTTCTTTTCGTATTCAAACTTGATAGTGCGTTCCATTTTCTTCCTCCAAAGAAAAGGGGAGGGCGAACCCTCCCCGATTGGTCGTTACGCGGACTTCCCGATGAGAACCACGTGGTCTGCCGCCATCGTCGCGATGGTGTACGCTCCATTGGTGAGCGTAAAGGTCGTTCCGTTGTCCGAGAGCACCGTCGGGGAGCCAGTTACGGTAATGACGATGCTCGCGCCAGCCGCAACATAGTTGATTCCCGTCTTGTCGGTTGAAACTCCAGAGCCGTTGACCGCGACGTTCACCGTGTACCACGTGGCCACGGAGAGCTTGCTCTGCACCCACGCAATCGCTGCAGCCTCGGTCGTGAACGTTTCTCTCTTTCGCCAATCCCCGGTTTTCGTTTTGTAGATTTTGAAAGAGGTGCTGGAGTTCTGGAACGTGATGCTGTTGCCCTTGGTCTGCGCGTTATCATTGCCGAGAGTCGCCTTGACCTTCGGGTAGAAGAAGCCCTGATACTTCGTCACACCGTCTTTGAGGATAGTCTTGTAGTACGCAAGGCCGCCATATGGTGCCGTATCGTTGACGTTGTCCGTCAACTCCCCGTCCGATATTGCGCACCCATACGCCAAGCTCGTCACCGAATCGGACATATCGTCCGTCTCAACTGCGAGGTCTCCGCTCATGAACTCATCGACGGACTCGCCAAGCCCATCATCGTAGTAAAGCTCGCCGGACGCTTTTTGAAGCGTAAGGTTTGCCAGAATAAGGCCTCCGATTACTGCGCCCGCGCTATAAGTCGGAAGCGCGTCATCCGGCTCCGTAGCGAACGGAGCGAATACGGGGTATTTGCACCCGATTTTCGACATTTGTTTAATGCCCTCCTAAATTTGAATTTGATCCGCGACGAACTGCGCAAACAGATCCGCCGCGATTTCGGCGCATTCATCTGCCTTGGCCTCGTTGGCCTTGGCGATAAAGTTGCGTTTCGACATTTTTGCTTCTCCGCTTCCGTCGCCGATTCCGAACTCGTTCAGAAATGCAACTTCTGCGTTTGTTGTTTTCCCGCGACGCATTCCGAAGAAAGCAATCTTGATGCTCCGAATATCGTTTCGCGAGAACGGACTTGTAACTCGAATAGCGCGTTGAGTCCCGCCTTTGCCGAATCCTTTTTCATTTAGCATTGATCCGGCGTTCTTGCGTTGCTCATCGGCGCACAGGTTCGCTTGCCTTGTAAGAATCGCGTCCTGAACCTCAATGGATGCCGACGAGTAGTCGCTGGAAAGCCGCCCGGTCGTTGCGACAATTCGATTCCCTTGCAGGTCATTCATCCGCTCCATCACAAACCGTGCCATTAGATCGCCTCCGCGTACTGAAACTCAAAAATGAGTCTGTTCTGCTTCTCGTCCCCGGCGTTGACCGTTCCCGGCCATGTGAACCCTGCGGCGAACAGTGCGGCCTTGATCTGCTTGGCAATCGCGATTTCGTTGTACGTGATCGGCGAAACCAGATGCAACATGATTGAGTAACGCTCGTGTCTCGGCGCGTCGTCGGCAAAGTTCGTCGGGTCCGTGTCGGTCATCAGAACGAAATAGGTGCTCTCTGTTCCCGTAGGGTTGTTTCGGTAGACCGTGTACCCTGTGAACGCGACCGCTGCTTTGACTTTTGCTTCAACGCTCATGCTTTCACCGTCCGTTTCAGCTTGATTTCAAGCCACCGGTTCCGCTGCTCCACATTGTCAACGCTTGCGATCTCCCACGCCACCGAATCGCCTGTTCGATAAACGCGCTGTCGGACGGTTACGAGCGAGGAATACCGCATGGTGATCGTCGCCGTTTCGACAAGGTTCAACCGAAGATTCTCAACCGCCTCGTTTCCAAACGCGTTTTGCCAGAAGCACCGCGCGGTGAGCACGGTTGCTTCCGTCAGCGTCGGCGTTCCGTCAGCGTCCGTTCCCGATGTAACGGACTTGATCGTGATCGGGGCTTTCAGTGCTCCGATAGGTGCGTCTTTCATACAAAAAACACCTTCTTGCTGTTGAGCATGTTGAGCACTTTTCGCTCTACGTTTTCAGGAAGCTCTTTGTCTCCGCGATTCTCGTGCCAGTACCCGATGATTACAAGCATCGCCCTTCTTATGGTGCGCGGAAGTATCGTGTAACCAGCCGTGTACGTGATCTCAATCGGATTGATGATCGTCGGCTCAAAGTCTGGCAATTCAAAGAACGCAATGTTTCCGTCGATGGTATCAACGGCATAGTTCGTCGCTGGCATGGTGGTCACAACACCGTCATAATCCGTGTATTTCACGGACGAAACGGCGTTGATCGGTTCGCGCGGCAACCTCATTACGCAATCGAATCGATCCGGGTACGCCTTGATTGTCTGTGCCGCCAACGCCCGCCCTGTCTTTTCTTCGCAGTATTCCCGCGCGTCCTTGATGCAGTCCGTTAGGTAGGTGTCATCCGACGAATCGATTGGCGTTACATGATCCTTTACTTCCGTAAGAGTCAGCAGTTCAACTGTCGGCGGCGTTGTGACGGCGTATTTCATGGTCAGTTCTCCTTTTTCGCCTTGGGCTTCTTCGGCGGATTTTGGGTTTTCGGAGTTTCCGGCTGCTCTTCCTTTTCCGGTAGCGGTTTTACCGCTGGCTCTACCAGTACCGCGTACTTGCGGTTTATTAAAAGACTCGCCTCGGACTCCGAAACCTCCACTACATCACCGGGGCGGATGACTCCACCCGCCCCAGCCGAAGTAGTGATGAATTTAACCTTGATCAAATCGATCCTTGCGCCGGATAAACGACGTTGTTCGCGTCGCTCGTCGTAATGCGGTTGTCCTGCGCCAGAGCAAGACCGCAAGTGATCGCGCCAGCCATCGCCGAGCCTTTTGCGGCGGCGGTGAACAGGCCGTTTTTAATGACATAGACCTTCGAGCTGCTGTCCACGATGCAAGCTCCGGTCGTGGCAAACACGTTACCCTTGATCAGGCCGTACCGGCCTGCGGCGAACGTTGCGCTGCCGGATACTTCGATGCCCGTGTTCGCGCCCTGAACGAAGTTGTCCAGAAGTACGAGCCCGTCAGCCTGCCCGGCGAGCACTTCCAGAACCGCGTCGGAGTACGCGCCCATAAACCGGCAAGCCTTGATTGCCAGATCCACGCAAGCCGTCGCGAGAATCGCGCCCGTCGCGGCGGTTGTCGAGGTCGCAAGGAAGTCGCACCCGATGAACTCAATGCCGTGCTGGCTTTCCATCGTGAAAAGGTCGCCACCCGCAGCAGGAGCCTTGAACTCCATGTTGAAGAAGCGGCAACCCATATACGACGTGGTGGCAGGGATGACGTGGGTTCCGATAATCAGCGCCTTGCTGCGCCAATCCATCGAACCAACGCCGATGACATCCGTCTTCTGCGCGAGCTTGGTCAAATCTTCCGTGATCGCGTCGGCCTTTACGAAGATTCGGTTACGGCTCGCCCAGCCGGTAGCACCGGCGGCAATGTTGGCGTGGGAGGCGGCGAGAGCAACGGAAAGCGTCTTGAACGCATATTCCCAACTCAAGCCGTCGTTTGCGTCGTTACCAGCGTTTCCGTCCACGTAGAACGTCACGCCAATTGATCCAACGCCAGCGGCAATATCCTCGTAGTACCGCGAGGACGGAACGGTGTTATAACCTTCAGGAAGCATTGTTATCCTCCTTAATTGACGTTGATATCGCTGTCAACGACATCCGCGCCCTGCGTCACGGGAATCACCCGGTTGTTGTAGCGAATCGCTACGATGCCATCAACGACGGCGTTTGCGGTCGCACGTACCAGGTCGAACCGGCAATACCGCTTGCCCGGCTTCACGATGTCGAGCACGAGCAGTTTGTTGTCCGCGCTCGTCGCGGTCGCGGTAACGGTCGCGTAGACAGTTTCATACGCGCCATCGGACAGTGCAGCATTGTCGCCCGTGTAGGCTTTGAGCGAGACAACGGCATTTACCGTAACATCGCCCAGCGCGGCAATTGCCATAACGCTGTCGCAGTTCTGTAGGTCGAGGATGTCACCGGCGAGCGTATCGCTCGTACCGGCAACCTGTGCAGTCATCACGCGGTCAATCAAGCCCGCTTTCAGTAAGGATTCCAGCATTTCATTTCCTCGCTTTCTTAGCCCAGTTTGACGCGGGCAAACGCGTTCGGGCGCACCGGAGCGCCGTCGGTTTCCATGCGACCGATGTAGCCGATCTGGTTGTTTCCGGCGTACAGCTCCAAGAGCACCTGAATCTCCATCATGAGAGAGTCAACGATCCAGTAGCCATTCTTGAAGTCGCCAAAGAGGCCGACGTACTGACCGGTCGTGAAGGTGTTAGGCGCGTACTCGGACATGAGTACGGGCTTGCCAAGCAGAACATCGGGCGTGTTGAGCACGACGGACGGCTGCCAGATGTACTGGCCGTCGGAGTCCTTGAGCTTCGCGAGCTGCTTAACCGCGTCGCGGTGGAACAGCCACTTTGCGCCATTCTGGTACTGCGCCTTTACGGCAAACTTCGCTTCAAGCAGGCCGTCGATCTTAATCTCCGTTGCGGTGTTTCCGGTCGAGATATCGCGGCTGGTCGGAATGCCGTCATCCGAAGCCACGAACACGCCGAGCGGACAGTTCGCGCCGTTGCCGGTCATGTAGGCCGACTCGTGTACGCCAGAGAAATACTCGGCAAACTCGCCGCGCACCAGCGCATCGGAGTTGGCAAGGTTTCGGATGAGCGTTTTCGAAATCTTCTCCAACGCAGTGTGCGGGCGAGGTTTGAATTCGCGCATGCCAACCTGCACCGAAGTAGCTTCGGGTGCGGTCGAGACTTCGGTTCCCCATGCACCGCCCGTCATAGCCGCCGTTCTGGTCGGATAGCCGAGCGATTGCGCGCCAATCAGCGCCGGAAGAACCGTCGCCTCCTGCCGCATGAAGGTCGCGTCTGCGAGATCGCGAATCAACTCGCTCACAAACTCCTGCGGCGCGACGAGATACCCTGCCTGCGTTGGAGTCGCCTGCTGCAGGGAGTTGTAGACATCGCGTGACGACTGGTCGCCAAACACGATGGCGTTGCGGAACGCCGCCTGCAGCTCGGTCTGCTTCGTGGTTTTGTTCTCGGTCATGGGCATTTCGCCCGCGGCGCGCTCGCGTTCGAGCTGGCGCTCTGCCTGTGCGATCTGCTTGTCATAGGCGAGGATATCTGTGTCGATCTTGTCAATCGCCTCCTGATCCTGCCCCGAAATAAGCGTGTTGCTGTAATTGTCCATGATTGCGCGGCTATCGGCTACCAGCTTTGCACGCGCCTGCTTCATGTCTACGATGTTCATTGAATACCTCCGTAATGTTTAATTTTTGTTCTTGTGAAACGGTCTCTCTGCGCGGCTAATGCCGCGGTGTTATCCTCCACGGGCTGACTTTCGTCCCCGTTGTTAGGCTCTTTGGGTACTAAAAAGCCGCCCTCGGGCGGCTCTTCGGCTTTAAGTGTTTCTGGCGGGTTCTTGAACTTTGCGTACACCTCAGGTGTAACCATTGCAGCAACTTGCTTTCCGGTTTCCATCTCGTCCGCAAATCCTTCTTCAACCGCTTTTTCGGCGGTATACCACGTCTCTGCGTCCTGTATCGCCGTCATTTCTTCCACGGTTTTTCCAGAGCGTTTCGCCGCCGCCTCCGCCATAAGTCCGTCGATCTTCTCCATGAGATCAGCCGCCTTACGCATCTCGTATCTGTTTCCGGTGACGCCGCCCCAGCAGTTATGCGTCATAAACAACGCTTGTTCCGACGTCACCACTTTATCCATTGCCATTAGGACATCAAACGCGGCAGAGGCGGCGAGCCCGTCGTTATATCCGATTTTGTACGCCTTGTGTCGATTGAGAATACTAATGATCGCCCATGCCGCAAAAATGTCTCCACCGCCGCTGTTGACGTAAACTTTCAGCGTCGATATTTCTCCCAAGGCGTCAAGCTCCGACTGAAATGTTCGGGGCGTTATCTCGTCCGCATACCAGGAAGTTCTTGATATATCCCCGTATAAATACAGTTCGCCTATCTTCTCATTGGCTTTCTTAAAAGCCCAAAATTTGATTGCCTTTTCCATTTAGCCGCCTCCTTTTGCCGCGCCCTTCGGCACGTTCTGTCTTGCGTTTGCGAGCGTGATCATGTTTCCGTTCACAAAGAACTCTTTTCCAAGACCGTCGGGTATCTCGTTCATGTCTTCAAGCTCCCTGATCTCGTCGGCGTTCATGATTCCGTTTTGCCGCATTCCGTTGTAATACTCTTTTCGTGCAGCCATGTCGCCACGCATCAATCCGTTAATATTGAACTTTGAGAAGTATTTTGCGCGCTCATAGGTTGGGATGAGGTCTTTGTAAATTGTCTGCTCAATCCGCACAGCGTTCGGCGTGATGCAGTCTTGCACAAACTCAATGGATTGATGCTCAATATTCGAGAACGTGGCTCGTTCAAGATCAAACACCTTGTGAGGAGGAACGCCGAAGATTCTGCAAATCTCGATGACCGCGAACTTTCGACTTTCAAGCGCCTGCGACTTTTCAAGGTCGCGCTCTAAGAGATTGGCCTTTGCTCCATCTTCGAGGAACAAGAACTTTCCGGCGTTCATTACCCCGCCAAACTTCTCATAGAAATCCGTCTTGATTCGGTTGTATGCCACGTCGCCAAGCCCGGCCGGAACTTCAATGAACCCTCCTGGGTTAACGCCTTGCTCGAACACTGTTGATGCATAACCCGTGAGACTTCTATTCAGCCCCAGCACATCGGACGCAATCGCTATCGGATCTGTCGGGTCAATCGTCGAGGAGAACCGCAACGACGGCGTGTACATGAACTCGCCCGTGCGTAATCGTTCCATCTGACCGTTTTCGAGCGTTACGTCGATATACCGCTCGCCGTTCAGTTGGTTGATAAAAACCCCCGCGACGTTTCCAGTAGGGATGTTGTAAAGCGCCGTGACATGTCCGTTTCTGTCTCTGGCAATCTTCGCAAACGCACCGCGCGTCAGAAGCAGGTTTACGAAATACATGTGCCAGAACTCATATGCCGTCGTATCGGGGTTTGGAAGCACGTACAGTAGCGGGTAAAGCCGATGATCGACCGCGCGTTCCTTGCCGTTGCTCGTTTTCATCATGAGGTGGAGCGGGAGCGAGGCCATCGTTTTTGCAATAACATCCACGCACCGGTACACCGCCGCGACTTTGAGCGCGGTTGTCGCGCTGACCACGTGCCCCGCTCCAGCGAGGTACGACCTCCACGCCTCGTCGTTTCCCATCGTTGTTGGCATGGTTGACGCGCGTATCTCAAACGTTCGCCCGAATATCTTGAATTTCATTGGCTCACCTCTCTATAAATAACGCAGCCCGCGCGTTTCGTAGACGCTCGTCTTGTCCTCGTTCTTGATCAAACACACCAGCGCATTAATCGTCGCCGCCAGCGGGTCAATCCTTTGCGAATCGTCTTTGTGCCGTTTCGACAGCTTGATGTCTCCGTATGTGTTCTTCGCTTCAATGGCGTTTGCAAGGCACCACCGTGCAAGTGGCGAACCATCGTGGACGATCTTCTTTTGCAAAACCAGCTCGCGAAACCGTTTTGTTGCTTGGTTAAGAGAAGCGGCGGTCTGCAAAATCTCCACGACCTTTTCTTCGCTGTTGTACGTGTCCCGTAAGCGGATCGCCATGTCGACGGCGTTGTGACCGTCGTAACCAACCATCAAACATTTCCACTTATAGTCTTCTTCGTGTTCATAAATCCACTGTTCTACATATGGGTTATCGGTAACATCGCCCGGCGTGAGGGTCACCCATCCGTCGCTCGCCCAATCCTTGTACGGGACTCGGTCAGAATGCTCGTGCTCCGTCGCTCTGTTCTGCGGCATAAAACCATGCATCGCTACGGCGACCCGTCCGTCTTTGAGTTGCGTAACATACCCGGCTCCGGAAAGGTCAAGCGTTTTCCCAAGGTCAAACCCGTAGTAACCTTGAGAGCCGCGCGTCAGCTCCGCAAATTCCTCCTTCGAAACCTTGCATGCTTCCCACGCTTCCATGCAGCCAGAGAAGTATTTGTTCTCGCTGTCGGTTTGCCAGCGGTTCATGCGCATGATTAGAAACTCGCGAATCTTTGACGCGTCGCCAGATCCATATGCTTTGTCGTGCTCACTTGAAACATGATCGAAAAGGCGACGGGCATAATCGCCCATCGCCCTGAAAAACGGATTTGCTTTTACCCAGCATTTTGTGTTGTGCGGATCGTCTCCATCATCAATCTCGCGGATCATCACAAAAATTCGGTCGTTTCGAACCTCGCCCGAAAGAATGCGCTTATAATAAACATCATCTTTGTAACAAGGCTTGTTATCGGCGTCTGTCCCAGCCGTTGTTATGGTGTATTCGAGGGCTTGCCATTTCTTTCCGAGGCCGGACGTAGCCCTGTCTTTGACGTCAGAAGTTTTATGCTCGTGCCATTCTTCGACAATGATGACGGATGGCTTGTCGCCAGATTTGTTCTGCGTATCCTTCGAGTAAAGCCGCACGTCTCCGCCGCGAGTCCGATGGTGAATATATGTCTTTTTTATGTCTAAGCGGCTTTTGAGTTGCGGGTTTGCCGCCGCCATTTTCCAGATGTCGCCCCAACAAGTATCTTTCCCTTGCTGCCTATCGACCGCAACAACCGCAACAATCGGCTCGTGCTCATACTTCGCAAGTTCTGGGTGGCCCGGAGGATAGAGCGCGTCGCCACACATGGCGTATGTTCCAATTCCCGCAGCGTCCGTTGTCTTTGCTTGCCCTCGCGCAATCCTTGTGTACGCGGTGTCAAACCTTCGTTCCCCAGTATCCTTATGTACCCATCCGAAAATGCATCCCTTGTCGAACTTTTGCCAGTCTTCCATGACGATCATTTTGTCCGGCTCGTCGATACGTCGGAGCCCCTCGTAATGCCGGATGATTCTGTCGGCTCTCGTCTCGTCGAAGACATAAGGGAAGTCCTCGTTTCCAACGCGCCCCAGATCGTCAAGGTGGCGTTTGCATGCCGCAATCTCCCAAACGCAGCAGCTCGACCGTGCGTCGCCATATACAACGTCGGTTGCAAATTGTGTTACTGGATGCATATCACTCACCATACAGATCGTCGTTTACGCCGGCGGGTTTCTTCTCGGCTTTCTTCTTTGCCATCCTTAAACGGCTCGTGGGAGTAAGCCCCAGCTTCTCGGCGTACGCCAGCCGGTTCTTTTCAGCCGCCTCGATCCTCGCGAAAGCGCGGTCGTCAAATTTGTTTTCTGCGAGCTGGCTGGTTACCAGCTCTTGCAATCTTTCCCAACGAGAAGAAATAGCGCAATACGCCGCGAGCATGTCGGTGTCTAGGTTGTCGTGCAGCGCTATCCCCTTCATGAGCCTGATTGCCTTGTTCCAATAAAAAACCGCCCGTTCGTCGTTTCTGACAAATGGCGGCATATCCAACCTGACTTTTTCCCGCTGTAACTCTTCCTCGGCGGCTTCGCGTACTTTCTTCTGGTCGGGCGTTAAATGCTTGTTCGTATTCGCCGTAGCGACCACGGGTTTAGGCATTTCCGACCTCCTGATTTTGATTGATTGGGGATTTTTTCGCACAGACGAGGGCACACGCGGTCGTGAGCTATAAAACTGTAGCGATATTTTGGGCCGTACCCCCTCGTGAACTATTCCTAACCTTCCCGCTCTTCCATCTGCACACAGATGCCGCGCTCACTCCGTATTCCTTTGCGAGCACGTACATGCTTTCTCCTGCGATGGCTCTCTGCACTATCTTAGCCACCGTCTTGTCGCTTAGCTTCGATGCGCCGCTTCTTTCGCCTGACGGAACAGTTCCATGTAGAAACATATCTGCTACATTCTCTTTGCGTGTGCCCCATGCTAGGTTCTCTAGTCTATTGTCTCCACGCTTTCCGTTGAGATGCCTCACCTCTGCACCATCTGGGCGGTCATGCCCGAATGCAAGCAGGACAAGTTGATGCACCTTCTTAGGCGCGCCATCAAGCGCGACATATTTGTAACCTCTGTTGGTATGCTGAGACTTTTCTTTCCACACCCATCTGTGCGCTGAAAACACTCTTCCATCATCGGTTATGTAATACTTATCTGTACCCGGCATTAACGCGATATGATCGCCGAATGACATTACGATAGCCTCTACGTCTCTCTTGCGAGCTTCCCTATCTATGCAGAGCTTGGCTTTTCTCTTCTCGTTCGCATAGTGGTAGGAGCACTCGTATCCACAGAATCTCTTCTTAATCCCGTCGTTGATCTCCTTATGGCAATACTCGCATGTACACGCACTCACTCGATTATCCTCCCTCACAGCTCGTATGTCCCAACCATGTACCGATGTCCCTTAACAGAATTGCAATGAATACAAACGGCTTGAAAATTCTCTTCTCTCCAGAAGTTCGGATCGTGCGGCCCGCTCACCGGCACGATATGATCCACGCATTCGGCGAGCAGCGTGCAGCCGGGCAGGTGAAGCTTGCATATCTGATGGTCTGGATGGCTAAGGTACTGCTTGCTGTACTTCGACCACCGGTAAGTATACCCGCGCTCTTGCGCTGTGCCTCTGCGTCTGTCTCTGTCCTTATATGCTTGCTCTGCGTCTACTTGGTGAATCTCGCAGTATTTGCCCGTGGTGAGATTGCTGCAACCCGAATGCGCGCAGAACCGCTTAGGCTTGCTTGGCATGCTTTCGCTTCTTTCTGCGCTTCCGCTTCTTCTTGGTCGGCTGGGCGTTGACCTCAACTGCATACCCAACGCGTTCACACTTATCACATAACCCTGACTGGAGGGGGTAGAGGAGCGCTATCTTGTATCCTGCGTCTATGTAGTCCTCTCTACAACAACGACATAGGCATCTGATGTCACGCTCCATACATCTAAGCGAGAGCAGCGAACGCTAGCCCCGCAGCGCATAGAACGTAGAACGTCACCGTCCAGAAACTGTGCAGCGTTTCCAGCATCATAAACCCCGCAAACGATGCTAGGCCAAAGCTGATGATGCACGAGGTGACCATATCCATCTTTCTACCTCCAAATTTGACGCTCTCTCGCAGCCTCATATTCGCGTCGTTCTCGTTGGCGCATTCTTGCTTGTCCGTTCAGCTCACGCTTCTCAAACGCGCTTGCAAACGCCTTGTTCCCAAAACAAAAAGAAGACCCGACGCTTCGTGCGTGGGTCTTCCTGCTCCGAGCCAAATACTGCGGCTCGCTTTAACGGGCTACTGCCCATACAGTTTGTTGTTTGGTTTTCGACACTCACATACTAACACTTGTGTATTAGCGTGTAAAGTGCAGGTTTTTTGCATTCTCCATTGCTACCATCCCGATCCATCACCGCGATGGAAGTGGCTCAATAAGTCTTTCCGATGATGTCCCTTGTGATGAACCAGTTCGGTGAATTTAAGTCTTTTTATACTGATTCCCGATGATGACGCATTCGCCAGCGTAATGATGGCACATCGATATCTTGAGCTTTCCGTGCGTCCCATCCTCGAACCCGCTGAAATACTCGGTATTGTTTGCACATACCGCAACCGGCAACTCCTGATCTACAGCCATCAGAACTTCGATTAATTCCTTAACTTTCATCGCACGCGCCTCCTCACGCTTTACTTCCGATTTTTGCCGCCGTCTGCATCTCGATCAGCGTCAACTCTGTGTCTGGCTTCGCTTTCAATTCGTCCGCAAGGCGTGAAGCTACAACAGGGTTTGCCTTGTGCATCACAACCAACGATTTGGCTAAGAGCGCATGGCGGCGAAGGAAGAGGCTTTCGACGTTCTCCCTGACCGCGCGCAGACACCGGATGTCATTGCGTACTTGCCCTGGTGTAATCATTCGCGAACCTCCTTCTTTCCGACCCATATCGTCGCTTCGTAGACATCTCCGCGATCTGTGCGCTTCTTATCGTATTTTATGTACCCTTTAAGATCAAGCGCGTGTATGATTTGATCTTGTAATTGCATTTGTATTCTCATTACGTCAACACCATCTCGATTGAAATGACGAACCGCGCTTAACTCGGTGGATGCTTTGAAGTTTTCGAATTTGATTCTGTCGTTTTGAGGTAGTTGCGGAAACGGGTTTACATCGCTAGGCAAGAATCCACGTTCGGTATATCCACCGAGTGCCCGAATAACCGCACTTCTAATTTTTCCAATTCCGCTCATTCCGTCACCGCCTGAATTCCGAACAGCAGGGCAGAGAGGTGGTCACACATTTCCGCGCAGTCTCGGTAAACCGTCGTGATATCAACGTTCTCCCGCGCGGCGATCTCCTTTGCGGAGTATGGAGGGTCAAGGATGAACCGAGCCTCGAACGCTCGGAATTTCCGAACGTCGGATGGGTCAGGGGAATTGAGGTAAAGCTGCGCGAGGATGTCAATCATTCCGTCCATATGCGCAATCATTACGGCAGATCGTGCCTTTGCCGCGACGATGGCTTTCACGTCGATCTTCGCGTCGCCCTCCTCCATCATAGCCTTGAAGAAGTCGAACGTTTCCGACTGCGCTTCTTTGATGGTCGTTATTGCGTCCTTGGCGTTGAGCTTTATCTCGCGATAGTGGCGCATCAGCCGTTCCGTGTTTCGGAGCCGTGTATCTACCCGAAGTCGGTGTTGTTTTGTCATTTCGGTCTGGTATCGCTCGATCCCGGCCTTGGCTCCTGCTTCAGCAGCGAGCTTGATGATTTCGCTTTGTGTGAGTTGTTTACTCTCCATGAGCACTTTCCTTTCCGTCCTCCTTCACCTTTTTCGTGGTGTCACGTAAATGATCGCCCGTCCACGGCAAGGGTAGAGGTTGCCACGCGAGGACTTTATAATCGTTCGTTTTTAGCTCCCATCCGTATAAGCCATACATGCAAACGTCCACATATATTCCGTCGGCAAATGGATGATGCACTTCGATGGTCGCAATGCACAGCGTTTCCTTTTCTGGCAACCCCTCCGCGCACGGTGTCCAGTTGGTGGCGGATTCCTGTTCTTCGTAATCAGCCAGCTTGTTCAACGCTTCGGTAACAGAGTTAAGCTCATTAAATCCAAGGTTCATTTGCAGTGCGGCGCTATCCACGCCGATTATGCCTGCGTTGCCATATTCGTCTCGCTCTGTCAGTCTCATTTCTTTCCCCTCTCAATCCTCATCCGTTCCCTCCAGCACCGCCAGTTCCAATGCGCAATTGTCAAAAACGCAGATCGGTGCGATGCGTCATCCGAACCAACAATCAGGCACCACGAGCATCCATGCTCCTTTGGAACGACAACACGCGCAATCGCATTCCACGGGCTTTCTGTGTCAAGGAACATCGCGCCATTGCACTTCGGACACTCGCTCGGCTTAATCATGCGCCCCAAGAAACGTTTCAGATTCCATCGCTCATCAAAGTCTTTGCACTCTCCGCATCGAGGTCTCCCGCTAGGCGTTGAACTGATTTGACCAGTTTTATGACACAAAACGGAAAGATTAAATTCGTCTGCATTTTTACAAAGACAGCATGCGTCGGTCTTAACCGGCTTAATCATGCGCGTCACCGTCCTTGCGTGCGCCGGTTGGTGTTCCGCATTCCGGGCAGAACGACCATCCTTCTGCAATGTGCTCACCGCAATGCGCGCATTCATGAGGGGTTTCGTATTCGGTTTTTAAGCCGGGATGGACGTTGCTCAGCAGGGCTGATTGATCGCCGCATTGTTCTTCCGTTCCGCGAAAAACATGGAGCATATGTACGCTTATGATTTCGTTTCCTTCGCTGTCAAAACATGCGTCCTCGTATTTGGATAGGCGTTGCAACGCGGTTCGTGCGTCGGGCTCTGTCATTTCAAAAACGCATTTTTCCTCGCCCGGGGTTCCTCCGTGATAAAAACGCGCTCTTTGATGATCGAGGTCAAGCGCTGCTCGCTCACGGCTCTCTCCCTTCGGTTCGGTAGCGTACGCGATCCACGTCTTGCCATACGTATTAAGCTCGTAATCGGTAACCTCTCCGATCGCTGTAACACAGCGCAAAAATCGGCGCAATGGGCAAGCGCAAGCCGTGTATCCCGTGCAAAGTTCATGTCTTCCAGGCCCTTCGATGCCTATTGTTTTCGTCCAGATCGGTTCTCCGTCCATGTCCAGCATTTCGTTCACTGTCAGCGGCTTCGGGTTCTCCCGCTCCTGCTGGGCGCGGAGAGATTCATCCAGCACATTTAGTGCGGTTCTTAGACACTCTTCTGCATTGAAACCATATCTATAGAGATAAATAGTCTCATGCTTCATCTCGTCAAATAGCCTTAAAACTGACCGCAAGTATTTCGCAGAACGTGTTTCATCATCGTCTGATTCGTTCATCCTGTTTTGCCGATCAATAAGACTAATTGCGCGAGCTAGATTTCTAGCGTCAAACTCTGTGTAGTTTCCGTCAAGCGCATTCGCCATAGCCGTGCGCACCCCATCGATTATGTTCTTGACATCGTAATCCAAAACCCCTTGCTCACTCATGGCTGTTCCTCCTCAAAGTCCTTTCGACTGACCAGCTCGCAGATTACAATGCCATCTCCGCATAACATAGCTTGCAGGATGATGTTCGGTTCTCCTTTGCTGAAAACATTCCCGCTGTAACTATTTTGGATGTGCATTCTCTCGAACCAACTTTTAGGATGGCTCTTGATAAGAGTTCCCGAAACGGCGTTTACATGTGTGTTTACCGTATTTGTCGCGTCAAACATATCGCGTCATTCCCCCTTCTCCAGAATCTCATACGTTTTATCCCAAAGATACTTGATGACCGAAACCATTGAATCCTTCGTAATGCTCATGTGAACTGGCATATTCATTACTGCGTGGATAGCAAGGGCTTTTTCGTCTTCCGCAAACGCATCGTTGTTGATATGCTCAAAAATCGCAATTGCTCTTTGGATTCTCATTTCGCTCATAGTCATTTCCCCTTCTCCGCAAGCGCGGCGGCATTCTTGACACAGTATTGTTCACGCTGTCCAAGGTCTTCATCCCACTCTGGCGCCTGATCTTTTGCAAGCGTGATCTTAAGGCCAATGGAAATCTTCGCTTCTTCGCTTCCTTTCGCGATCATCGTTCCGACGAGCCCGCGCAGGTCAGCGTCAAAATCGCACTTGAGAGCGTTGAATGTTTCTCCGTGGATGGAGAGTGGGAGAGATGTGGTCTTTGCTGCGTTGTTTTCCATGTTAATTTCCTCCTTCAAATCGCTTTCTTGTTCATTTCATCCGTGAACGTCTTCACGTCATACAGTTTGTTTACCTTGAGCTGCTGAATTCCGACGCGAACGCCATTCTGTTCGAACCACGCAATCGGAATTGATTTCCTGTCTGCGTCTTCAAGGAATTGCTTTACTCGGCGCGAGTCTACGTAGAACGCTTTTCCTCTTTCCGCAAAGTCAACGATGAATCCAGACACAACGTTTGAATATTCCGCCGCCTCCGCGAGGTCTTTAAGATTGTTTTCCCTGACCTTCGCTCTCGGGAGTGACGCTCCGTTGTGCGTTTTCAATTCCAATAGGTACAGCACTGGCGTTTTGAACATGACTACGTCAGCGATGTTCCTCTGCTGAAACCTAATCCGCGAGTCTTCTTTCCCGCCGTAGAAACTTGCCGTTCCATCCCGCAGCCGATAGAAGAAAAGACCAGGCACTTTCTTTGCCGACTTCCTAAATTGCTGCTCCATGACCTTACCGTTGTTCATTGATCCTCCTCGTCAAGAAGTGATTGTTGCTCCGGAAATACATCCTTCGGAACATGCACCGTCTCAAACGCTTTTTCTCGGTAAAGCGTTCGGCCTTCGTCCCACACCAGCGGAATATCAATCTTTGCACCGTCTCGGTCTTTACCAATAATCAACACCGCTTCGCTATTCGGTTCTTGTTCCCGGTGAAGCAAAAGAACCACGTCCGCATCTTCTTCGATGTGCCCGCTACCCTTTAGATCGTCAATGGTAGGCCTTCCTTTCTTTGCACTTTCTCGGTTGAGCTGGCACAATAGGACGATTGGGCAATCAAGTTCGCCCGCGGCTAACTTCAACGCCCGCGTAATCTCTCCGAGTTCTTCGGGCGTGTTTGGGTTCTTTCGGCTCGGTCTTCGGATTAACTGCAAGTAATCGATGAAAACGCAGTCGATCTTCTTGTAACGCTGCTTCAGCTTAAAACATTGTGCTACAATCTGACCTGCTGACATGCTCCGGCGCGGGTCTATTGGGATTCTCCATGACTTCATAGTTTCCTGCGCGTCCATGATTTTTTCGATTGCACTATTTTCGTTGCGTCGAGCCTGATACTTGTCAACGCCCGCTTCGGTCAAGCACATGCAGCTCACGACCTGCACAGGTGTCATTTCCAGCGAAAATAGCGGAGTAACGCCACCGCGCCGCGCAATGTTTGTAATCATGTTTCTTGCTATTGAGCTTTTGCCGATGCTCGGACGCGCCGCTAGGATGATAAGGTTCCCAGCCTGAAATCCAAGCGTAACAGCGTCTAGTTTATGAAACCCGGTCATAACTCCAGCTCCGTTGTCTCCCAATCGATTCAGCACTTCGGGGAAATAATCGGCCGGAAGTTCCGTTGCACCGGAGCCGATAGCGCTTGCCGCGTCGACAGAGGCCTTTGCAAGCTCGATATACCCGTCATCTCCGTCCTCTGCAAGTGATAAAGCATTACGCATGCCTGACGCGAATACACGCCTCCTGTGACCGTCTTTGACGATTTCGATATATGCGCGGATGTTTGCAGAAGTCGGAACGCCAGAGACCAAATCGGTGATGTGCTCAATCCCTCCAGCGGAATTAAGTTTTCCGGTCTTATCAAGGTCGGTTGCGAGAGTGACCAGATCAACCGGAACGCCGGAAGAATACAGACGAAAGATCGAGCGGAATATCTCGATGCTCGGAGTGTTTGTGAAGTCGTCCTCCGCCATTTCGCCGCAGACAACTGGTACGCACATAGGATCAATCAACGCCGAACCGAGGATGGAAGATTCTGCCGTCAGTATTTCGGATATCACGTAATCAGTCTCCCTTGTGCGTCAAATCGGCCTTGCCGTTGCGGAGTTGCGATTGTCTTTTGTTGCCCAGTAATCTCGTCATCATAGCTTCCGGCGTTGAGGTAGGTGGCAGGGTAGGGGATGAACTGCCCGTCTTGCTTCTGCCACTCCGGCGTTCGCATGTGATCCTTGACGGATGCCAAGAGGCGTTCGATGGCCGGAGCAGACTTCGACCGCGCAAGTTTATCGAATGCTCGCTTTGCCGCGTCTCTGGATTTCTTCTTCGGATAGGCATTCCAGAATTTCTCAAAATCCGAAGGTGCAAGAGTATATGTGTTTATATCTGGTTTACTATCTGGTAATGGTTGCTCACTTTCGGGCAATGGGTTGCTCAATTCTGAGCAAGGATTGCTCGTTTCTGAGCAATGGTACTGCCGACCTTCGATCACCGAAACAACACATTCCGGCAATGAGAACCACCGCGTTTTGTCTCCGTTTTTCTCGTTGTAGTTTCCGATGATGACCGCGTCCTTCTCGCGAAGAAACTGAATGATACGGTCGATCTTTTGCCTGCTCCAGAACGGGAATATCTCCGTAAATGCCTGTGCGCTGTTGTATGTCCAGTAGCGTCCGTCGTGAAAGTGTTTTTTGTTCGCGGCATTGTGCTGAATCCAGAAATAAAGATGGTTCAGCAGTACCGCTTCTTCTACGCCGTATTGTTCGGCGAGTTGTACGTTGAATGAGTAGTCCATTATGCTGGCACCTCCATATAGGTTTCGGCGATCTCACGTAGATTGTCAGCAAGCGCGAGCGCCATTTCTCGGTTAAGATCGGTCTTTCCGTGGATTCCGGCGATTACTATTCGCTTGGTGTAATACGGCTCAAAGAACGCGAATAGACCTTCAACCCCTAGCTCCATTGCCTTGCAACCGGTTACGATTTCGAGGCGGTCTGCTTCTTTGTTGTTCATGCGTCACCTCAAAACAAAGAGATCTGTTCATTGTCAGAAATGCTCTTGCAGTTCTTAACGGCCTGATCAAAATAAGACTCTTTGAGTTCAATTCCAATCGCGCGTCGTTTAAGCTGGAGCGCCACATAAGCCTCGGAGCCAATCCCAAGGTATGGCGTGAAAACGATTTCTCCGGGATTCGTCCATAGCTCGACGGCTCGGCGAATCACTCCAAGCTGCAGCGGACACAGATGTTTCTCGTCACGGTCTTCTCGCGCCGCACGAACGTTAAGAACGTCAGTTCTCGATATATCAAACCATACGGGCGATGCATATCGCTGCCAAACATCCAAGTCCAAAATCTGCAGATCGTCGCCTCCGTCTGCTTCCGCTTCTTCTTCGCTGCGGTAATGGCGAATCGGGATTGTCTCATCTACATCCGTTTCCCATTTTCGAAACAAAAGTAAATATTCTGGCATTCCAATCCCCGTTTTCGAAGCATCACGTCGAAGCTGGCAATATAAAAGCCTTTGTGTCTTCGTTTTCTGCATCTCTAATACGGGGTCGGTCCAAATCACAACCTCGCTGTGATACTGAAACCCGTGTTTCTCATAGTGCCGGATAAGATCGCCTCGGAAGTCGTACCATCCGGAGCGCCCATCGCGAACAGCATATTGCGGCATCTGTTTGCAATGCACGGCCACCAAGCGGCCTGGACGCAGAATGCGAAACAGATTCGGAGACAGATAATCCATGTTGTTGAAAAATTCATCGTGCGATTTACAGTTTCCCATATCCCTCAAATCGTCGGAGTAGATATAGGTGTTACAAAACGGCGGACTGAAGATCTCGAAGTCTACGCTGTTTGACGGCAGTTGCCCGCAGATTTCCACGCTGTCGCCGTTATAAAGCGCATACTTTTCGCTCGTTTCTTGGTTCATAAGACACTCCTTACCCATTCAGGTGACGTTATGCGTTGAGGCAGAAAGTTGGTTGTAAAATGATTTCTGTCGTGCAATGGTCTGGCTGACGCGATTCGCATCTGCTCACTCATTCGTTGCTTCTGTTTTGACTTTCGTTCGATTGTTTCGAGGATGTTCTTTTCTGTCTCTCCGATCACGCGATAAACAGTGACCGGATGGATCTGCCCGTACCGGGAAAAACGGCGAACGGCCTGATAGTAGTTCTCGTACGAGTAATCAAGACCGCAAAAAATGACCTTGTGGCAATTCTGGAAATTCAGGCCATAACCAAACATAGATGCCTTCGAGCACAAAACACGGATCTTTCCGTCTACAAAATCCAATGCCGCTTGTTCTTTTTTCTCGGCGGAGTCACTACCACGAACCTCAACGCATTCGGGTATTGAAGCGGTGATTGCGTCGGCCTCTTCGTTCGTGTTAACCCAAATCATGCATTGATCTTGTGTGCTCGTGGCTATTTCCTGGCATTTCACCGACCGCGCGTTGAGTGTTCTTTTTTTTTCAGCGAAGAATCCAGTTGCCGAAGTCTCAACGTGCCGCAACATACCGTTTGTGAAATCGTCATTGAAGACATCCACATCCACAATAACGTCCTCTTCGTGAAGCTCCGGCATATAGAATCCATCATCCGAATACCCAATGTCAGAAGGCCTTTCGAAACATACCGCCCACGTTGACACCCAGTCCCAAAAGTCAGATTCCGCGTGTCCTTTGAGCCGGTACTTTCCGCTTTGCTGCTGGTCGGCTATAAACCAGATTGAAAGAGCTTCCGATGAACGCATGATCCCGAGGTATTCGGCTTGGTTGAGCAGTTCCATTTGGTCGTTCGGAGATGGAGTTGCGGACGCAACGAGCTTAAACGGAACGTCGCGGAAGGAATCAACCAACAGCCGCTTAGTTTTGCCCATATAGGACTTAAGGATCGAACTCTCGTCAAGCACCACGCCGCCGAAAGCACTTGCGTCGAAATGTTCCAGCATTTCGTAATTCGCAATATTCACGCCGTCTTTAACGTCACGCTGGGATCGGCACACATTCACGTCGATATTGAACTTGACACCCTCGCGTTTTGTTTGCGCTGCCACACATAATGGGCATAAAATGAGCACAGGCTTTCCGGTATAGTCCGATACTTGGCGAGAGTATTCGAGCTCGGTTGCCGTTTTGCCCGTTCCGCACTCTGAAAACTGACCTCCGCGCCCGATTTTCAACAGCCATCTGACAATGTCTGATTGCCAATCGAACAGCTTTGGATTTCGTTTTTCGCTTTCAAAGCCGGATGGTTGAACCGAAACCCTCTTGCTTTTTAGAAAGTCGTAATAGTCCATACTCACCTCAAAACGGTATATCGTCGCTCTGAATATCCGTGAACCCCGCCATGTCCTGTGCGTCGTCCGCGCCGCGTTGTGCGTCTTCCTGCTGCTTGGGCGAGAGGAACTCCACCTCGTCCGCCTGAACGTCTAGCGACATGCGCGTGGTGCCGTCCTTGGCTTCATAAGTGCGGGCTTGTAGCTCGCCGAGCACCGCCACCTTGCGGCCTTTCGCGAGGTAGCGCGCGCAATGTTCGCCGAGCTGCCGCCACGCGTTGATGCGGAAGAAGTCCGTCGGGCGCTCTCCGTCATGCCCGGCAAAGCGGCGGTTGACGGCGATGGTGAAGGAGCAGACGGTGATGCCGTTCGGGGTTGAGCGGACTTCGGGATCATGCGTCAAGTTTCCGATAAGTGTGATCTTATTCATTCGGCTTCTCCGTTCACGGCCTCTTCACGAGCAACATCTTCGAAAATCTCGATAAAATGATCGATGTTGTCGCTCGCAGCGGTGTCAAGCGCAGATTTAATATCCGAATATAACGCGACGACCTCCATGATAGATTCCGTGTCGTTCATAGCGTCCTGGATGGATTTAATCGCTTGCGTTTTGTTTTCCATGCGTCCTCCTAAAAATCGTATTTTTTGTAGTACAGTTTCTACAGATAGTTTTTCCCGAATATCGACCGAAAATCCAAGTCTGGATGCTTAAGCTCAAAAGCTATTTGCCCTTCTCGTTCAAGCCGACGGCGAAACGCTTTATTGAAGTGAACGCCGTCAGGCGGCTCGTTGTGCTCATCATGAGCAAGCCACACCTTGAGTCCGTACTTCTCGGATATCTCGCGTCTGCCCTGCCCATAAAAGATGTGATGGCATTCGAGTGAATCGGTTCTGCCGGAAACATACGATACGGTGGGATCGGATTGCATTATGCTTTTTGCCATATCAACTGCCTGTTTTTCCGTACCGCGCCTCGTATGCCGCCATGAGCTGTGCGATTTCCCGTGGCGTTGCCGTCTCGATACCGAGCTGCTTGGCCTCGTAGATCGTCCCTTCAATCAACTTTGCCATTTCAACAGTATTGAGCGTGTGCGTCTCCTTGTAGATCGCATATTGGTAGCACTGCTTTCCGCCTCGATCGCACTCGCCAATGACCTTGACGTATTTGTAGATCGCTTCAACATTGAAGGTGGAGGGGAGGACGAGCGCTATCGCGTCGCCGTCCCCGTCCGTTGCCAGTGCTCCATACTCCGTGACCAGCATCCGTTTCACTTGATCGTCGCTCAACGATTGCACCCGCGCGATCTTGTTCAGGAGAAGGTGAAAGTATGCATTTGCGTCCTTGCTCCGGCGCTCTCGGTGAGCCTCCACGTTGATGTCGAGGTCTTTGTCTTTCAGCCCGTCATAGAGTGGCCGGAAATCCTCGTTGAGCACAAATGAAACGATCTGCTTCCCATCGAATCCAAGCGTGAGATCACGCAAGCGTCCGATCATAAGCTTTTAATCTTATTCTCGACCGCGAGAAGTTGCTCCATGTTCATGGCTCCGAACTTCGTGAACACGCCGTACTTGGTTTCGATATATCCTTCCGCTTTCATTGCGAGGGCTTTCTCGTCCAAGCCTTTTACCTGCGCAAGAGCAATGATATCTGCGCGCTTGTGCTTGATGTCACCGAGAACGTCATCGTCGGGGATTTCGTCAGGCGGGTATTCCTGCTCCGGCTGCTTTGCCGCCGCGCCGCTCTCTGGAGCGTCCTGCTCTCCGGTTGGGTATTTAGTCGAGTCCTTGTCCCAATACACATCAGCGCCGATGCCGAGCGCCTTGCAAGCCACGCTGATCGCGTCCGTATACGCTTTCTTGTATGCCTCGTCGTCGAGCCTCAACCCGCCGGTTTCGTTTGCTACGAGAGTTGATCCACCGGTTCCGAAGATTGGTGCGCTCCATTCGCCGGAATCGAGCTTATAAACGAGTTCAATGTCAACGAACAAAGCGACCTCGCCTTTGTTTCCGCCGGGAACCATTCGCTCATTGATCAGCCTGGTGTTCCAACCTTCACCGCACGGGCCGAACTGTTCCGTCAGTTTTTTGATTCGCCACATCGGGTTGATATCGGTGAATCCTTTCAGCCGTCCTCCGGTGATCTTCTTCTTTGCGTCTTCCGGGACTTGCTTGAATGCTTCGTAAAGTCTGGTGTTTTCCATGCAGCCTCCTTATTCAACAACCTTAAAGGTGTACCAGCTATCTCCGAGGAATTTGAGCAGGTTGTCGATCTGCCGTTGATTGCCCATGATCTGAATCGTGATCGTCTTCTCGTCATCCGCTTTCGTCTGTATGACGATATGCGGAACTTCCGGCGGTGGAACAGGAATTGCAGGCGCAGAGACTGGTGTTATATCCATCACTGTGCGCACTTCCTCCATTGCCTTGTGGCGCGAGTTGACCGTCTTGATAGCGTAGGATGCGTCGAGGCGCGTCTTATACTCCACGATGATCTCGTCCGCAAACGGTAGGTCTTTGATGGCGTCGATGTCGGCTGCGACGCGAGCAGTGAAATCGTCAACCTGTTTGAGGATAGACGCATCCGTGTCGCTCAGGTTGATCTTGATGCCGGATTGAGCAAACGTCGGGAAATCGAGTCCGAAAGACTGGAGCCGTTCTCCGTAATGCGCCTCGATAGCAACGCGCTTTTCGTCACGCAGGCCGTCTTTTACGGTGTCAATGCGCTCTTTGAGCGTCATGTCGATCTGCGCGAAGGAATCCGAGATACACTCCTTAAACGTGGCTTTGAACTTTTTGATCGGTGCGGATGCGATATCTTCAATCTCCTTGCGGCGAGCATCGAGAACCGCATAGTCCTTTCGAACGGCGGTTCTGATTGCCTCAACCGTCTTGACAGTGTCAGGGGTGCAGGGTAGCTCAAGAGCATTTTGCAACCTTGCGTCCCAATCGGCCTTCACGCTGCGAAGCTGGTCTTCGATGATGGGCAGTTGCGTGACGGTGATGAGATCGGCTTGTGCGCATAAAGCAGCAGATTTGTTATCACTTGCGACGACGTACGCCTCGTTGAGACTACCGTTTCCGTCTGATTGCAATGCGAGCTCTGCGCGGTCGGTGATCGTCTTGAGGATTTGCATAACGCTTGCCGGAATGCTGGATGGGTCAATGTCGGTTTCAACAACGGTGACGGCTTTGCCGTCCGGCGAAAGCAGGATGTCTCCAGCCTGCACGTTTTCGATTGGGCAATAGCAGCTGTATACGCGCGATGAGTTGTTGAATTTAACTCCGATTATTTGCATTCTTCTTCCTCCTGTTCGTCTTCTTGTTCTTCTTCCCCCGCGAGTAGGATCACGGGGTGATCGTGCCACTGGCTGTCAACGACCATCTTGTTTTCGACGTTGTTGCCAAGCATTACGCCTGCGCCTCCGGTTCGGCGGGCTTCGGATGCTCTTGTTCATCATCGTCGCTCGTGAACCAGTAAGGATCTTCGACGCCACGGTAATCAACAATCCCGTGATGCGTAAGTCGCTTGCCGCACACAGAACATCGCGCCGTTCCGTTCTTGATTGAGATCGCCGGAACTTCCTGAAGCATGCTCCGCTCGGCGCAGGACTCATCATTGCAAACGACCAATATAAGGCGCTTTTCAATGGGCTTCTTGTATTCTTTCATCTCGTTGGCAAGCCTTGTATTTTCGATCTGTGCTGCGCGCTCTCGCTTGTTGTACTTGCTGATCTCCATGCTCATCCCGGCGATAATGTGCGCAGACGCAGCGGAGTTTGCCGCCATGCTATCGATAATTTCAAACGATTCTGCAATCGTGTAGTAGGCGTCGCCGAGCTGTCGCGCCGCTTTTTTGGTCAGGCCGTTGATGGTCGGTTCGTATCTCATGCTTCCTCCTTCTTTTTCAACACAGTGCGTAAGTCTTTGAGCCGATTCGGGTTGACTTCCTCCGGCGGGATGTTCAGTTTACAAACGCGAACTTCCTGTTCCGGCGGTGTGTTCGTCATCGGTACGACGACGATATCGCCAATCGCAACAGGGAAGGGGCAGTAGTAGGTGTAGACCTTCTGGAAATACGTGTTTGTGAACGAGTCCCAGAATTGAACGCCGATGATCTGCCGGCTCATGCTTCACCGCCGCACGTGATGATCGTTCCCGATTCACGCAGCTTGCTCAGCTCTTCGTTCAGGCGAACGATCTCCACATGTTGCTCTGCAATGGTCGCGTCACGATCTTTAACCTTCGCCAGTTCCTCCCGCCAGTAGCCAGAATACCGAGCCGTTTCCTCTTCGGCGGTCTTGAGTTTCAAAGCGAGAAATGCGATTGCATCACCGATATTAAGCATGGTTCTTTTCCTCCCCGTTTCGCTTGATTTGCCTCTCTGCTGTCGAGAGCGTCCCCTGTAAGGTTTTGACCTGATGTTGTAACGCGCGATTAAGAGATACGAGTTGCGGATCAACGCTCAAGGCGTTCGCCGCGATCACCTGCATATCCGCAGCGTGGGTTTGAATCTTTCCGATAAGCGCCGCAAGGTTGGCAGTTTGGTTTGCCAGCTTTCCGCTGTCCCCAAAGTATCTAACCCTGCCTCTTAAGACGATGACGAGCATTGTTCTGCCTCCTTGGTGTATTTGATTGCCGTTTCCCGCCCCCACGACTGGAGCGTGTCGTATCCGTTTGCGAAAATCGCCGCTTGCAAGCCCCGCATTTCATCGTTTGATAGTCTGAACGACACTCTGCATGTCAGAGTTCTGTTGTCGGCTCTGCGGGCGCGTGAGGCTGGCGTAAAGTCGAACGCCTCTTTGGTTGACTTCGCGGTGCTTGGAATCAATTGGACACCGTAATCGTCCGGTCGCTCAATCTTGGAATAGAGCGCGGCGTCGAACTTCGGATGCCTTGCTCGGATAACCGGAACAACGTCGATTGCTCGGAGTCCTTTTTCTCTGCGCATGTCCGCGAGCCATGTTGTTGCGTCTGTATTGACGAGGGGTTTTGATTCTGATATGATTGGTTCATCGGATTTCGTTTGAGGCTCTTCCTGTTGGCGCAGGGGAGTCTCTTTTTTGTTTGCTTCCACGCTAATCCTCCTTTCCGTATTCCCATTCGAGCGCTTCGATCAGCGCGCTCATGAGTTGAGTTGCGTTCGCGTTCTCTGGAATGGACAGGTCGAATACCTGTATTCCAAGATCGGCGCAGGCACGGCGGACGAATCTGTCTCTACTCATAATCCTTTCTCACTCCTTCGGCGCTTCGAGATTGACCATGATTGGCATCCGCCAAGAATGCGCAGAGGTAGCGCTTTCGATCATGCTCTTGATGAATGCTTCGGCAGATGTCTCGTTGAACTGCTTCTTGTCAAAAAGCTCGACCATGTGCTTTTTGATTTCGTCGCGATGCTCTGAAATATACTCGGCAAGCATTTCACGAACCACGTCAGTTATGGTTTTTCGTGCAAGATAATCTAGATACGGAATACCGCCGTATGAATTTCTTGTAGGCGTACCGTCCCGTTCGTCAACCTTTTGGTTGATAGTCTGATCGAGCGCTGCTTTAACCAGCTTCGCCGGATCACCAAGCGCACTGACGATACCCGCACGGACAACGTCCTGCACCGCCGATTCGATATACTTTTCGTCAAGTTTAAGGTCTACCCCGATAATGTTATTTCCCATTTTCTTCCTCCTTATCGGCAGTTCTGCCGTTTCTGATGTTTGAGATACCTGGTGTTCTTGTCGTTCTGGTAACAGCGCGCTTCGCGGATTGCATTCTTTCGCTTGACGCGAATGTCGTTGGTCATGCGCGAGACGAATTCAGCTTTGCTCATGCGCGGCCCGCTTCCTTGAGAAAGCGTTCGTGCCGAATATGATCAAGCTCACGCTGCTTGCGCTTATCCTTCGCGCGGTTGTCTTTGCAATAGCGGTTCTGCCAGTCCCAGCGCGTTTCGTCGCGCGGGGTTCCGATGTGGTCGAAGAAAAAGACGATGGATTCGATGATGATAGCGATGATTTTCTTCATAACGTCCTCCCGTTACGTCCGATTTGCTTTGCGACTTGCGGACGCGGTCTTGCGCGCCGCCTTGCGCTGTTTGAACGACTTAGCCCCGAAACTGCGGAGCATGTGGAATTTGTCGAGGTCTACGTCTACCGCGGAAACCTCATGCTGATACTTAAGACTTTTCATTTCTTTTCCTCCTTATAGTTTTGTTGCGATCACGATCAGCACCGGCCATGCAGCCGCGAGTGCCATCACGATCCAGAGAGCGATTTGCATTTTTCTCATTCGGTAGGTTTCCCGTCTTCGGCGGAAACATACTCCCCGCAAATGATGTTTTCAGGTTTCGCTTTGGCCTTTACAACTGCGTAACGGGCACGCATAGACATGCGAACGCGCAACCCTGCGAAAATACCGAAATCGTAGCCTGCCTCGATGCCGCAGCCTGCCTCGATGCCGTCGCCTGCCTCGATGCCGCAGCCTGCCTCGATGCCGTCGCCTGCCTCGATGCCGCAGCCTGCCTTGATGCCGTAGCCTGCCTTGATGCCGTCGCCTGCCTTGATGCCGTCGCCTGCCTTGATGCCGCAGCCTGCCTCGATGCCGTCGCCTGCCTTGATGCCGCAGCCTGCCTCGATGCCGCAGCCTGCCTCGATGCCGTCGCCTGCCTCGATGCCGTCGCCTGCCTTGATGCCGTCGCCTGCCTTGATGCCGTCGCCTGCCTCGATGCCGCAGCCTGCCTTGATGCCGTCGCCTGCCTCGATGCCGCAGCCTGCCTTGATGCCGTAGCCTGCCTTGATGCCGTCGCCTGCCTTGATGCCGTCGCCTGCCTTGATGCCGTCGCCTGCCTCGATGCCGTCGCCTGCCTTGATGCCGCAGCCTGCCTCGATGCCGCAGCCTGCCTCGATGCCGTCGCCTGCCTCGATGCCGCAGCCTGCCTTGATGCCGTAGCCTGCCTTGATGCCGTCGCCTGCCTCGATGCCGCAGCCTGCCTTGATGCCGTAGCCTGCACGGAGTCGTCCTTTGACGCAGATTGCGCCAGTTACGATGATCGATCCGGCGAAAAATACAGACTTCTCGGACTCAATCTTCTCAACACGCAACTCCGCGCGAACACTTCCCATAACGCCTAGCAGCCATTCGGCATAGTCGTCATGATCGTTCTGGGCGCACTCGTCGAGAATTTCCTGATAATCCGCGCCCGCCGGGAACTGCTCTCGCGGATACCTTGTGAGAAAGTCGCGAAGTCCCGATGCACACGCTCCTTTTGCTTGGAGCATTTCTACGGTGATGTTGAATGTTTTCATGCTTCCTCCTTAATCTCTTCTTTGAGTAGTTCGTCTACCGTGCAGCCGAAGTGGTCGGCCACGGCCTTGAGCTTGTCAACCGACGGGCTGGATTCGTCCCACCTGTATATTGTGTTTTTTCCGATTCCAGCAGATTGTTCAAGCACTTGGATGCTAATGCCGCGTTCTCGGCATTTGTTTTTGATGTTTTCAAGTAGCACTCGTTCACCTCCAAATAAAATAATGCTTGCACCAAATTAGCGAATGTGCTAATATCTGTTTGCTAGGACAGAAAAGAACCCGCCAACCCGGTGCAATGTACGGGGTGATTTTTATCGAATCACCTTGTATTTCATATGGTAACAGCGGATTCGCTAATTGTCAAGGATTATTTTAGCGCATTCGCTATGAGGTGCATATGGAGACTTTAGTATCAAGAATCAAGGAAATCGGAAGCGCAAAAGGTTTTAACCTGAACGGAATTGAAGCGGGCGCTGGGATCGGTATGAACACAATTTACAAATGGGATAAGTCCTCTCCGTCAGCCGACAATCTCCAGAAGGTTGCAACGTTTTTAGGGGTTTCTGTTGATTTTATTCTGGGCAGAGAAATGGAAGATATGGATGATGTTATGGCAATAAGAGAGCAGCTGCGCCGCAGACCTGAAATGAAGATGCTTTTCGATGCATCAAAAAAAGCCACGCCAGAACAAATTTTAGCCGTGGCAGAAATGATTAAAACATGGGCGAAATAATTGTCAGAGTCGTTGATATGCCGGAAGCAGTTGGGGCTGTAACCGTCGTTGACGAAAATGGCGATTACAATATTTATTTGAACGCAAGAAGGGGAGACCTGTTGCGCGAGTATACGCATGAATTAAAACATATCCAGAACGGTGATTTTTATAATGACGTGCCGATATTCGCGGCAGAAATGGGGGCAAAATGAAAAACCGCGTTCTTCTGTTGCTTGTCTTTATGATTGTGATTTTCTCGCTTTTTGCATGTTCGGAAGAGAAAGCTCCGCAATCTCCTACTCCTGCGCCAGTATATAGCGCCGATGATCTTGATAAGTATAAAACTTTGATTGAAGATGATCTTGGCGCGCTTGCCGAGTATGTAATGATTACCGAAGTGAATGAACACCTTGATGTGAGCGTGAGCGTAGTCGGAGACGGTTACGTTACATATTTTGGCGATGTACTCGTTGAATGTGCAAACGCATGCACACAT